AGCACCTTGAGTAGCTGTAACGTTGATTGTACGAACAACTTCACGGTTGATTTCAGCGAGGATTTCACCAGTGAGGATGTTAGACAATTCTGTCTCAGCGTCAAGACCGTGAACTGCTTTCAAGTCTTGTGCGAGTTCCATTGTGTATTCTGCCTTCAAAGCACGTGTCTTTGCAGTAACAGATACTTTCTCGATCGAGAATGCCATTTCTGGGAATGCTGTGTTGCCAGAAGTACCGAGTGCTTCTGCTTGCTCACGAGACATGCCAGAACCAGTGTTGTACAGACCAGCGTCAGCGTTGTTTGCAACGCCTGGAGTCGTACCAACGTTCTTTTGGCCGAATGTGTTAGCACCAGAAGTAACAGAGCTGTAAGCTGTGTTAACTTCGTTGTAGAAAGTCTCTGTACCAGTTTGGTCAGTGTAGCGAGCGCGCATTGCGAAGATCAAGCCAGTTGGGCCAGTCATTGGCTGTACGCCGCAGATGTCATAAGCAATGAGGTTAGGCATTGCACGACGAACCAAGCTGATCAACACTGGATCGAATGTATCGATAGCGCCGTCAGATGCTGTAGAGCTAGATGCGCCCATGTAGTTTGTGTGTGGAGCTTCTGTCAAATATTGACCGCCGTATTGGCCAGACTCGCGAAGAGCCTTTTCAGTATTCTCTAGAAGAACTGCAGTCACGCCACGACGATGTGCATCTTTGATAGATGGCAAATCTGCGTGCTCGATAACCGGAGCCCACTTTTGTTGAATGTCTTCTGATAAGTACATTTTTTTCCCCTTTTCCTAATTTTCTTAGTTAATAAAAAACTGCGTAAACTTATTTATGTTTGTTTATTTCTTGACTGTTCTGGAGATAGCGCTCACATAGTGAGATACTGGTCCAGTAGCAGGCTTAGCTGGTGCTTCTTCAGTCAATTCAACTTGAGTGTCTTCCACGATTGGAGTAACTGTAGTAGTCTTTTGATTGAAATATTGCTCTTTAACGATAGCAAGTTTCTTGCCATATGATTCAGCTGAATCGTAAGACACGCCTTCTGCAAGAGCGCGGAACTTTTCTACTTGTGAAAGTACGAGGCCTTCAGACACGTCAGCAAAGATTGAATTCTTTGTGCTTTCTTCTAGCTTCTTCTCAAGTTCGATCTTTTCAGCAACGAGTGCGTTGTACTTGCTTTCCATGTCTTCCATAGAAGCAGCCATCTCGTCAATGACGTTGATCTTGTCTTCTGGAACTTGGATATAGCTTTCTTCGAAAAGGCCTTTGAGTTTAGTAATGAACTCTTCAGTCAACTCAGTGCGGAGTGAGGATTCGATAGCAACTTCGTTTTGCTTCATCCACTCTTCAACAACGTAGTCAAGATATTCATTGACTTTGCCGCTGAGTTCTTCTTTCATTTCGGTCACTGCTGTTTGGAATGACTCTTCAAGAGCTGCTTCCTTAGCTGCGAATTCTTCTTCGATTGTTGTCTTTGCAGCAACAACTTGAGCAGATACTGCTGCTTCAAAGATGACGGTAGCCTTTTCCTTGAATTCCTCAGAAAGGTCGTCGCCCATGATGGCAAGCATTTCTTCTTTAACGCTGTTAGGTACGAAGCTGTATGATTGACCGGCTTGTGCAGCGCTGCCCTTCATTGCAACTGATGCTTTATGAGAAGCAGAGTTGTCAGCCGTAGCTTTAGTGTTGTTAGCGCTGTCCGTGTCTTGTTCAGACTGGCCAGGCGTATTATGGTCGAGCTTTTGCATCGCGTCGCCGTTGTTGTTGGACTTAGGTAGAGTTGCTTTGCCGCCAGTTGCGTCTGCCGACTTAGAAACTCCAGTCTGTCCACCACCAACAGGATCAGATGCTTTCTCGATTAACTCTTTTTTTGACATAGGTAATCTCCTGTAAGATTTATGGGTATTTATAATAACGTTTTTTTAAGTGTTTACTTACGGCCAATGGAAGACATGAAAGACTCGAACATAGCGAGCTTATTTTCTTCAACTTGACGGGCCGTCATCTTAGTAATCTGCTGCTTGGTTTTGTCTGCCTTCTCGAGCATTACCTTACGATAAATGCCGGTATCCGCATCCATAATCCACTCTACACCTTACATGATGCCTTGTACGAATGCATCTGGAGCAGAAGGATCTGCCACAATATCTGCCGGTGTTGCGAGGAAGAAGTCTTCTTGAACTTCCATGATCCCGCCGACATCTTTGATAGAGCCCATGCCACGTGACGATACGCCAAGTTGCACACCACTCTCCAGCAAGCCTCTTGCAATTTTACCCATTGGGGTATCAACAATTTTGGCTTTGCCGATAAAATTATTACCGTCTTGCTCGAGCGCAACGATCTTATGAGAGATACGATCTAGGTTGATCGCTGGGCCGTTTGGGTGTCCGAGTTCACCAACAGCTCTGTTAGTTTTGATATAGTCATTGTTGTAACGAGCAACTTCGCGCTCCATTACATTGAGCTGATATCTACGATTGTTTCTATTCGTCTGCTCAGCTTGCATGAAGATACCTTGAATGTAGTAGTTCTTACCACCTTCTTTTTCTTCTACAATCAGCTTAACATCTTCAATTGCTTCTGAAATTAATTTCATTTTAATACTCGCTAGTAAACGCAGATGTCTTATGGAACTCTGCGATAAATTGGGTAGTGCCGTTAGGCAAAACAAATATAATGTTCTCGCCCTTGAGGTTCTCATCCGGCTTGACACCATTACCAGCAAAGTCTGTGTACGAGTTGTCGCCAGACACTGCTCTGTAAATAATGTTATTGGCATCGGTAGTGTTGGCTCTGTGGTACACTAGGCCACCACCTGCTCCTTCAGACGACACCCAGATCTGAGTCAAGGTAGCTGCAGTAACAGTCTCACCGTTGTCTTTTTTGAGGTCTGATAGAGCCAGAGTGGTATTAGCGTTGCCGCGCACGACAACCTTACCGCCCTTTTTATTTGTTACGATTACCGCCATTATTCGTCTCCGAGCGTCTCAATAAAGGTTAATATATCATCATACTTTTCATCCTCGAGAAGTTTGACGATTTGTTCTTGTTGGGTCTCATCTAGCAGCTGATACAATTCAACGATATCATCTACCAAACCATCATCCTCATTGAGATTGAG